TGGATTCGCAAAGCGTCCAGCATCACGCACCTCATCGATGTGAAGGATGGTCAGGTCGATGCTAAGATGGCCGTGCTCCGTGAGCACTGTCTCGACCAGGCGAAGCGCTTCTCACCGATGGTGTTCGTATGATTCCAGCAGCTTACAGCACAGCGCTCAAGAACGCGATCCAGGCGTATTCGTACGCTGACCGTGTCGCGATCTGGCGAACCGTCAATCAGGCGGATGGCATCGGTGGCGTGTCACAGCACTGGATACAGGTCGCTGAGATCCGTGGCACCATCAGCAACACCGGCGATACCGAAGGCGTGGTCGGTGGCATGATCGAGCAGTCTGGTACATGGACGCTGACGTGCTCACCAGACATCGAGGTCAAGGCCGATGACAGGATATACACCAGCGGGAATCCGCAGAACTTAGCGCCATACTACGAGTGCATCGGATCAGACTACGGCCACACGAACGCAGTCAGTCAAACCATCGGACTTCGCGCCAGGACAAACGGTTAAGTGTATCCACTGCGTGGTGCAAGCTTCGACTCCATCGCACCATGATAAAGGTGAAGTTATTGATGGGGTGTATGTATGAGTCCAGAGATGTGGGTGCAGATCGGTATCCAAGCTTTTATCACGACGGTCAGTATCGGTGCCGCTTGGGTGGCATTGCAGGTCAGGCTGACGCGCCTGGAGACTCAGGTGGCACACATCATCTCGACGCTCGATGGCCAGCAACAGGAAGTGCGCCGCATCGAACAACGACTCGGTAAACTCGAGAACAAGGTTTCCGCTTTGGAGGCGATCATACAAAGATGAACAGCATATCAATCAAGAGACTAGTGGTCGTTGTGATCGTGGCTTTTACAGCTGCTTTTACCTCGGTCTTTGGTGATGGCATCAGGACATCTGAAGCAAAGGATATTGCCGAGCTCGGCGCAGTGCTGGCACTGTACGGGAGCAAGGCGGTAGCGGCGGGTGTCTCCGCTGCGGTGTCTAGTGTGCTGGCGTTCCTCACGATGCCGTTCAAGGGTGTGCAAGCCAACGCGATGAAGGTGGGTAAATGAACATCCAGAACTATCGAATCGAGCCTAACCCAAACGTCCCCGGTGACTGGATTGTCTTTGGTGATATCTACGATGAGAATAATGTACTACTTGGTACATTTGGGCCTAATGGCACGAGCGTCTTTGCTTGGTGGCCAACGCAATCTGTAGACTTTCAAACCGCGTACGTAACTCAATTTAGTTCGATTATGGCGCGGCAAATTGCATACGGGGACTCAATCTAATGCCAACATATTATGTTCGACCTGATGGCAATGATGCTAATACGGGTTTAGGCCCCACTAGTGGATTGGCTTGGGCATCAATAACTAAAGCATTAGGTGCAACGGGTATTACTGGCGGCGATACCGTATACATTGCACCGGGGCGTTATGCATCACAGGTGACAATCGGCGGTGTTTATTCATCGGCTACAAACATAACAGGTGACCCGTTATGTTTACAGTTTAGTGGTTTGACTGCTGGCAAAGTATTCATTACAAATATTAACTCCGCTGGAATTGCTGTTTTTGCTGGAGCATTACTTACTGGTACATCAAAATCAAATCTAAACTTCTCTAATATTTCATTTGAAGGTTCTTCAAATAATTTTGCGAATCAATGCGTAAATTTATTTACAGGTCAAAATAATACATTTACAAAATGCACATTTAAAAATACTGGATTTGGTGCTCCAATAATATCTATGTCTGCACCTGCGTCATTACCATTAAACGCAATTTTTGATAAATGTATTATGGGTGGCGGGCAAGTTAACTACTCTGGGCAAGCAACCGTTTCACTTACCGGGAATAATGTTTCTGATGCAACGACTGTTAAAAATTGCATTTTTCACAGTGGAGTATTAGGTCCAATGTTAGCGGTTACATCAATAGGGATTTCATTATATAACTGTACGTTTATGAATACGCCTACACAAGCTATTTTTAGTAATGCAGGCTCTCTAACATTTCCAACATACGTACGAAACTCTTTATTTATAGCGTGTGGAACCGCTATGAATTCATCAGTCACCGGTCACATTATTCAAGAATACAATCGTCTTATGTTCTCTAATAACTTTCAGGTAGCAACATCCGCAACGTCTACAAATAATGGTAATGCAAGTATCGAGGATGGGTATTCATTAATCGTAGGGTTAAATACAACGGCAATACACGCATCAGAATTTGGTAGTTTTAATACCTCGTTTGGTACTGCAAGCGGTGCGCCAACTACAGACATATATGGATTTGCTTGGTCTGGTACATCTCCGGATGCTGGAGCATCAACATATAAATTGTTGAGTACCATAAACCCGACATACAACCCAACCGAGCGCAACGCGTCCGCAATCACAATCGCTCCAGCCAGCACCTCACAAAGCATTGAACTCTACCTCGGTGCTACAGGGCTAACGTACAACACGAGTGGTCTAGCGGCATACTACGTCCGCAACCGAGAAGCACCTACGCCTATTGCGCTGGTAACGCAGACACCTACAGGCGCGTGGTCATCTGGTGGCTTTGCTGAGATTGATTCCTCCCTAGTGCCGGGCGTGTATCGTTTGGATGTTCCTAACGCGGCATTTGCCGCTGGTGCATCTGATGTCACGATCATGGTGCGTGGTGCAAGCGGTACGAACGGCGCGGTGCTGACGGTCACGCTTTCATCTGGTGGCTTGACGGCAGCGCAGACAGCGTCTGCTGTGTGGGATGAACCATACACATCGCACACAACCGCATCCACATTCGGTGCTAGAACACTAAAGACAGTAGCAGATAACAGATTGGTAAACGTTGGGACTTCATACCATATTGAGTCAAACATTCATGCTGTCGTAAACAGCACAGCAGCTGCATCTGAGTTGTCTGGCGCTCTCCTTCACAACGGTACAGACTACATTTCCGCAGATCTTTTGACGCCTGTGTCAGCTGCGACCAGCGTACACATCGGACCGTATCAACTCCTGGCTGATGGCTTAGGTGCAGATCAGCCGCTCGATGTCAATGTCGGCACCGCCACGAGCATCGATGTCCAGGTCACTGACGCGAATGGCACAGGCATCGACATCACTGGCGCGACCGTCACGGCGAAGGTCTACAGCTCAGCGGGGACACTCGTGGCCACGTACAGCGGCACTGCGACCTATGCGGACAATGGTCGGTTATCATTCGGTCTCACGACTACGGTGACGAACACGTCTGGCACGTACACTGTGACTGTGACCAGGACAACCGGAGCGACCGACACGCAGATCTTTGGACCACTGAGATTGTATGTGAGGCCAGTATGAGCGTAAACATTTTACAGATCACCGAAGATCCGGAACAGGTCACGCAGATCGCGGCCTGGACCGGAGACTGGCACACGTACGTGGTGCGCCTGGTCGATGACAACGGTTCTCCGATTGACATCACGACAGGCACTCTTGCGGCGACATACACGAATGCCGCCACAGGCGTTGCTTATTCGTTCGTGACAGGAACAGCCACGCTCACGAAGTCTCTGTCATCACAGGGCATCGTGACGGTCCTGAACCCTGCTGCATATCCAACAGCAGCTGTGATTCGCTTGACTTTGTCCTTCACCGTGTCGACTACCGTGCGCCGCTTCGGTCCATTACTCATCGAGGTCCTGGCGCCATGACCGTCAAGGTCGACCTGTCCGGCTTCGATGACGCGGAGCAACGTTTTCGCATGTTATCTGTATTTCTCCAGAATGCAGTGAGCGCTTCGTACACTGGCATGATCGCGCTGATGACAGGCGCAAAGTCAGGACGACGCTATAAGGTCGGCGGGACAGTCTATCAAGCATCAGCGCCAGGACAAGCACCAGCGGTGCGAACTGGATTCCTGCGAACCTCGATCACGATTGGCAAAGTCAACGATTACGAATATGTGATCTCCATCGCGGCGCCTTATGGCAAGATTCTCGAGTTCCAAAAGAATCGACCGTTCGCGATACCAGCATCCACGAAGGCATGGACCGTGTTTCAAGGTGTAGTGAGGAAGTACTTCAATGGTTGAATCCTTAGTCGTGGATGAGTGGATCTATGACACGCTCACAGCTGACGCTACACTTCAGGGACTGCTGGCGGTAGACAACAGATCGCCATCGTACCAGCAGGGCATCTATTTGTACCTGGCTCCTGAAAAGGACCCGATCAGCCTCCGACAGCCACAGGTTCCCTACATCGTCGTACGTCACACTGACGCTGGCCAGACTGACACGACATCGATGTGTGGTGGCCGCATAGTGACCACATCAAGCCATCAGGTGTGGTGCTGGGACACGCAGTCTGGTGCTGTCTCGATGGCGCGCATCAAGGCCATCGTGGACCGAATCGATACACTGCTTAACAAGCAAAGTGTAACCAGCACGACTCCTGTCTTTTTCCTGAATCGCGCATCCGTCAGTTCATCTGTCGACGTGTCGCAGGATGGTCGCGTCGATAATGGCATATCACAACTCTACATCGCCACAATAACTCCAGAGGTATAACCAACATGGCCCGTCCGCTACTCGCAAAAGACGTCACACTCACGATCACTTTCACTGCAGCTGCTCTAACCGGCGACACGACTGCACTTCCGACCACGACTGCGACTTCGGTTCAATGTCTGGCGAAGAGCTTCAGCACGACTGTCACACAGAACATGGTCAATGCCACAGCTTTGTGCGCGACATTTGAAGCATCACTTCCAACGACACAGGCTGGTACTGTGAACCTGGAGCTGTACATCGACAACACCACTGGTCCTCTTTTCACCAGCAAACTTGGATTCGGCTGTGAGATTGACGTCGACCTCGATGGCGCAGCTTCCGTTGCTGGCAACGTGGTCAAGTATTTTGGTATGGTTACAGAAGCAGGGCTGTCCCTGACTCCGGAAGAAACACAGACCGAAACCGCGACCATCAAGCTTGGCGTGTCCGGAATCACTGGTCTGTCAGGATCATAACTTGAGTAATTCAATCTTCGACAATATTCCTAAATCAGAAGGTCGACCGAATCACGTAGTCGACATCGAGCGCTTTATCGGTGCGCCAGGCAGTTTCACATTTCGTGAACCGAAGGCATCCGACCTATTCCCTCGACCTGAAGTACAGAAGGCGTTGAAGATTGGATTCCCTGAGTTTCCTGACCAGATGCTACAGATTCTGATGATCATGGCGCGCTGTTATGTGATTCAGCCTGGTGATGGTGAAATCAATCCTGGAAGGCGCTTCGCACAGCTGGCCCGTGACCGCTCCGAAATATACCTCTATGTTGTCGGAGAGTTTGCGAAGGCATTCCCGATTGATATCGAAGCGGCGGTAGACGAAGTCCCAAACGACTAGGCGGGGTGGCGCAGAGGATTCTCTATACTTCGGTGAGACATCTTAAGCGCCATCCCAGCGAGACAGATTTGACTCTGGACGAGTTCGCCGAAGTCGCATGGGCTGGTGAAGTCTGGGAAAATCAAATCGTTGAGATCGTCAAGGCCGTGATGTCGGTGCTGGCGAAAAGGACATTCTAATGGCGCTTGGTATCTTCGATATTGTTTTTAAAGTTACAGGCGCCGGTGATGCTGTTCAGTCTCTCAAGAACATCAAGACCGAAGCAAAGTCAACGGCTGACAGCCTGGACAAAACCAAAGACAGTACATCCGCTCTCGCAGGTCAGGTCAAAGGTCTACTCGTCGGTGGTGCAGTCATTGGATTCGCTAAAGGTGCACTTGATGCAGCTGCACAATATGACTCACTGACACGCGCTGTCGCGACCACTGTTACCACAACAGACGAACTTACAGCGCAGATGGGACGCCTCGAACAGATCGCCGCGCTTCCAGGTATTAACCTCGAACAATCCATTCGTGGATTCATAGGTCTTCGTTCGGTGAAGCTCACCGCTGGAGAAGCAGAATCAGCACTAAAGGGAATGGCGAACGCTATCGCTGCTACTGGTGGATCTGCTGAGACACTAGGTCAGATGACTAAAGGTCTGACCGATATGGCTGGCAAGGCCACTGTTTCACAGGAAGAAATAAATCAGTTGGTCGAAGCCAGTGCTGTCGCAGGAAACGCCATCGAGGCCGCATTCGGAACACGCAGTGGTGAAGCAATCTCAAAGATGGGAATCACTGGTGCTCAAGCTGTCCGGAAGATTGCAATCGAACTCACTAAACTTCCGCAAGCATCATCAGGTATCCAGACTGCGATGGACAACATCGGTGACGCAACATACAGATTCAATGTGGCACTAGGTCAAATCATCGCATCGTTTCTGTCTGCATTCGGTCCAGACATTATCAAAAGTCTGGAAGTAGCCACCAATTTGATAAAGACTATGGCCACGCAAGGCACTGCCTTAAACATAGTTATGAAGACCTTTATATTGTTAGGTGTAGCAGCGGTCCTTGTCGATGTTGCATCTAAGTTCTCCTTGGTCGCGAAGGCCATTATGGGTGCTGTCGCAGCCATGAAGGCATTGAATGTCGCGGTGATTATTGGTAAAGCAGCAGCGAACCCAGCACTCGCGGCTGCGGCTTTAGCAGCTGCTGCACTGGCAGGATTCGGTGCCTATGCCTTATTTAATGAAATCGATAAGGCACAGCAGGTCGGTAAAACCACAGTCGAAGCCACAGGCGGAGCAGCTGCGGGATTGACACCTCCGACCACGACAGGTAATGGTAAAGCAGCAGAAGCAGCTGCTGGTGCAGCAAAGTCGACCGAAGGCAAGGGTGGAGGCGGACTCATTGGAACCATGGTCGCCATCGCTGAATATGCAGCCAGGATGCAAGGCGCATTTGTCGAAATGGCAAAGTCGATGGAAGGTCACCTATACGAGATCGCGAAGAACACTGGGTCCACTCGAGACCTTCTCGACCTCCGAAAGCAAACATTCGGCGGTGGACGCCTGGGCGCCATCGGTGTCACAGCGTCAGAGATCGCGACGGCTGGAAACAACCCGACGAATGTCGGTGGTGTGGGAATCATTCCGCAGACGCTCATCCCTGCAAGCACAGACCTCGAGCGTTCAATGCGGAAGATGATGATTCAGGCTGGACGACAGAATCTGGTCACTGAGATGAGGAGAATCTAATGGCGACAAACTGGCCACTGTTGGTCGAAGTCGACTGTCCTGAGCCACGTCCTGACCTCGGACGCGTGTGTGTCGGTGCTGATGGAACCTGCTGGGACCGACAGTATTCGACTGGATGGTTTGACAATGTGACAAACACGGCCATGCCTGCGCCTCTACCTGTCACTGAAGCATGGTCCAGCAATTACAGCGGACTCTATGCTCGTGTGCCACGAAGCGCCTACACGCTCATCACAGGCTCCATATGGAAGCAGATGGAGATAAACGCGGCAGGTGATTATTACCTGACTGCAACGTCTCTCGGAACAGCAAACACGCAGTGGGTTCAGACCACGGCATCGTATGGTGTCAATCAAGGCTGGTATATTTCCGCCTATGTCCCGAACTGGGTCGATGCTAGTCCACTGCCTATCCTTCGCGTTCAGTGGGGATATGGCGGAGCGAACACAGTCGAGCTGGTATTCCGTGCGAATGGTTCCTGTATCGTCTACAAGAATGGAATCCAGAAGGGTGTCTACGACCAAAGTGACACAAACAAAACGCCAGGACGAAGCGTCGCGAGCGCGAGTGCAGTAGGACAGCGCAACATCGCGCTGATGATGATTCCATTCAAGCGTCGCGAGCTGCTGGTGACATCGACATTCGGAGCAAACTTCAGCCACCTGTTCGAGGATGTGAACGACTTACCTGGACAAACTATCGTGCCATCCGGAAGTTTCGCATGGCGTGTTCCATATGGTCGACCAACGGTCCAGATTGCACCGATTGCATTTGAGGAGACTGGTGTCTTTTACTCGAAGCCAATCAAACTCCGATATCCGCCTCCGACTGGAGCGACCTTCACGGGCACTGTCTGGTCTGATGTGGCTGGAACTTCTACCGGAACCATTACAGAAGCGGTGACGATTGTCGACTTTGGAAACTCACCGTACACGCCAGATGGTGTCATCGACACAGTGCGCCTCAAACTCACGGTGACCACTCCGTCGCCATATACGAAGACGTCTGGTGTGGCTGCAGCCATGGCCACATACACGCCTGCTGCGACAGCGACAGCAGATGAACCCGTGGACATCACAGAGTACATCGATGACCTCACGCTGTCGGTCGATGAAACTTCGCGGACGACGCTTCGCATGACAGCGAGACGTGCGGCACTTCTAGCGGCAGGCGTTCAACAGCCACAGATCACCAGCGACCGACCGATTCGTGTGGCGATCTCGAACAGCGCAACGCCGACACCTACATACATCGACATCTTCCGTGGAACGCTCGCTCCTCCGCAGATTCAGTATGAGCAGGCTGACCTGTCGCTGAACTTCTCAAAACTTCAGTTCGAGGGACAGGACCGCTCACGCGACTTCGAGCTGTATTACTTCCAGGACGGAATCCTGTACGACGGGTATACAGGCGAGGATGCAATCGGCGACATGATGACACTGGCTGGTTACCCTCCAGCCACTTATCTCGAATACAACGACGCGACAGGGACAGAGATCTCGCGAAGTCCAGACATCGCTCGTGGTTATTCGTCCTTCGTTCCACAGCGTGGCGACACCATCGCATCGATGCTCCAGAAACTCAAGACCGACTACTGCGCGAACTTCATCACGGGCTGGAGTCCGACGACTTCGGGGTACAAGTTCCAGTGGGCGAACCCGATTGACCTAAGCACGACGAGTCTCATGACTTTGTACCAAAGTGTTCCGGCAGCAGCTGCGGCTGGTGTGTCTGGAGCATTGCAGAACAAGCGTGTGGTGCGTCGTATGACCGCGCATTATGAGTCTCCAGAATGTAACCAGGTAACAGTCATCGGGCAGGACCCGAGGAATGGCGACCTGCTCTATTCCTACGATGCTGATTCGGCGAGTCAGACAGCAGACACGCTCCCAGCAGACCGACCGTATAACTGGCGCGGTCGACCTGTACCTTACATTCTGTCTGATCCGTCCATCACAAACTCCAGCGTGGCCTATCAGGCAACCGTCGCGCTCAAGGACCGATTGATGACTGGTCGCATTCTCATCGAGTGGGAGAGCGACTTCCTGGTGTTGTCGTCGAACAACCGACCTCTGTGGGTGCGTGATGT